CAATCGTAAATGTGAATAAAACGGATATGACGATCACTTTCACGCACAACAATTCAAAAATACTCTTCTTTGGTCTTGACGACCCTGAGAAGATGAAGTCTATCGCAGGAATCACATCAATATGGTGTGAAGAGGCTACAGAGTTCACAGAGGACGATATCGATCAGCTCAATCTAAGACTAAGACCAAATACAGACCATATGCCGCAGATAACGCTTACGCTTAACCCTGTAAGCGCGACACACTGGGTAAAGAAAAGATTCTTCGACAACAATACAGACGATCCTTTTATTCATAACTCTACGTACCTTGACAATCCATACATAAACGAAGATTACAAAGTAGCTATCGAGAAGCTAAAAAAGACAAACCCGTCATACTACAAGATATACGGTCTTGGTGAGTGGGGAACGCTTAAAGGTGTGATCTATGATAGTTACGAGGTGATAGACTCACTCCCTGAGCATGCAGAGATAGAAAGCATAGGTCTTGACTTTGGATACAACCACCCACAGTCACTTGTTCATGTGAAGATAGATGGTGAGAATGCGTACATTGACGAAGTGTATTACCAGTCAGGACACGATAACGGGTATATGATCGAATGGATAAAAGAGAATAGGCATGATCTATTCAGTGTGCAGTGCTGGGCAGACGCAGCACGCCCAGACCTGATAGAAGAGTGCCAAAAGGCTGGGATGAGAATAGATAAGGCTAAAAAGGATGTATTTTCCGGGATAAACACACTTAAAGGTCTAAAGCTTCACTTCACAAGACGAAGCGTGAATCTCATTAAGGAGGTGCAGACGTACAGTTGGAGAGTTGACAAGGACGGCAATTCGCTTGATGAGCCGGTTAAGCATAATGATGACGGAATGGATGCAATAAGGTACGCAATTTTCACAGAGCTTTCAAAACCACAAAGCGGAACAGTATCTTTTAAAATAAAGGGGTTATAGTGGTAGACGTTGGACAAGATTATATTTATGCGGTACTTGATGAAGAGACAGCGGACAAGGTGTGTAGATACCTTGCAGGGATGAGAGTGTCGTTCAACAGACACTCAATATCACAAAAAGACATCTATTCGGATTACCAATCAATGATAAAACAAGGATCATCAAACAGTTGCGCTATAAAGTCATTGTCTGCACAGTATGAAAAATCAGAAACACAAATATACAGGATAATCAAGAAATGGAAAAACAGATAAAGAAAGAAGCCAAAAAACTCTATGAAGAAGTGCTAAGAGAATACTACTCACGCGAAGAGTGGGAGATGCGACCTTTGTCGATCATGATCGATGATAAACTTAAAGGCTACAACGATGCTGTTAAGACAATTCTTGAGACTGAGATATACGGTATTCTGTCAGAGCAGTTCGGTAAAGATATCCCGTCAGTTATTCCCACACCTAAAACATTCTCACAAATGCTGTACAAGAATGCCAAAGAAGTGTCAGCAAGAGTCTTTTCGATATTGAAAGATGTATCATCCGGAAAGCGGACATTGACAGAGATCGCACGCATGATCTATGACGGGTACGGGTACAGAAGCAAAGAGGTTATGATCGTTCACAGAGAGCTGCCAAAGTACATACAAGATTATCTAAGAGGTAGTATCACAAAGAAACAGTTTGAGCGTGAAATATCGAAACTCAGAACTAAGCCGCTACGTACTGCGAACAAAGCTATCGTTAAAGCCATAGACGAAATGAACGAGATATCTATCAAGTCGGCGCTCAAGACTCATCTTGAAGAGAAGAGCAGGTACTACGCAAACAGAATAGCACAGACAGAGCAGCAGAGAGCCATCACTCTATCAATGGCAAAAGAGTATCTTAATGATGAAGAGATAGAGTTTATGAAGTTCCGCATGAGTTCACGGCATCCGATGGTTGATATTTGCGACTATTACGCTAACTTGGATGTTGGGTATGGGAGAGGGATAATCCAAAAAAAAGACATGGTTACACTGCCTCTGCACCCACACTGCATGTGCCGGTATGATCCATACTATAAGAGAGCAGAGAAAAGAAAGCCAAAGTCATACATGGATGGTCTATCAGAAGAGAAGCAGAAAGCGATACTCGGGGGATGGGATAATTTAAAGAAATTTAAGTCTGGAGAGCCACCGGAAAAGATTTTCAATGACTCCCGTGAAAAATACAAGATAAAAAAGGTTGCTACTCTTCTGTAGCGTCAACCTCTTTCACGGCATCCTCTATTTCTGCGTTTATAGCTGATTTTACATCTTCAGAGATCGAGCCTAAATCATTTGACACAATACGAGACAATTTCTCTTAGTTTGGCAATTTGTATCCGAGAGCTTTTAGATTGTCAAGTGTTGCGATCTCTTCTTGGATATCTACAATATTAAACTCAGATGGGTATGAGATTTCACAGTCATAATCAATACCGAGATATCTTGCAGCTACATACAATGCTCTTATCTCAATGTCATTCAGCCTCATTGCAAAGTTTCCGAGAGATCCGTTTAGTCCTTGAAACTTAATCTCAAGACTGATACCGCTCTCTGCACTGTTTGAGGTTGACGTGTCATACGCGATCTCATTGATACGTTCCTCGATAGACTTGATACGGTCTCTGTATGTGTCAGCCGGTGCGGATGGAGGAGCAATAAACTCAGGTCTATCCATTTGCGCGCTGTATGCCATAGCGTTATCGGTTCCGATATTGATCTCAACATCTTTTGGAGATGTTGCCTGTATGGTAAGTAGAGAGAATGTTTGCGCTCTCAGTATCTCATCAAGCTCACTGTTCATGTTGTAGTGACGCTTTGCAAGTTGACCTATCTGTGTGAATTCACCAACACATGGGAAAGAACCACTCTCAGAGAACTGCAACACAGGACACATGTCGATGCTGTATTCGCCTTTATCGATAACCTTGTCGCCATCGTAAACTTTCCACCCTTTATCGTCATAGTATCTAATAACATCTTTTGTGACACTCTCTTCCGGTGTAGACTCGTCTATCGTATCAGTGAAGCGCACCCACTCGAACTTTCCAAACATGTCAATTTTGTATGAGTCTATTCTTTCAGGCTCAATAGGAACGAAATACGGCACAGCTCTTTGCGCCATTTGGTCAGCGTGGTTAGATGGTATCTCTTTTGGCATATCAACGAGAAGCAGCATTGATCCTCTAACTTTTGCTTCGTGCGCGAAAGATGACATAAACACGTCCATATTGTTACCAATCTTATCCGCATCGTCAAAAATGAGACGCATAAGACTGCTGCTTGTGACGCGCATTGGCTTATGTCTGTAGATATACCCTACGTACCGAGAAACCTTCTGCTTAAAGATGCTGTCAAAGAATGCTACTTTTTTACGCTCTTCTATTTTGTCGTCGCTCTCTCTTGGATATTTATCAAGATATGAACCGTCTGAAAAACCACCTGTCCCGTTGTATGCGTGTACTGCCAATTCCCATTTGTTTTTATAGTCTCTCATTTGCTACCTCTATTGCAATTTTATTTAGTATTTTTGCAGTGCTGTCCAAAGCATCGTACATGAATGGATCACCACGATAACCAGGATGCTTCACAGACTTCGCAAAACTGAATACATCACCGTGACCACTCCACCGTAACGCTTTCTTATTTTTAGGTCTAATATCGTGCGGTCTTGACCCGAAGTGAACGAACACTCCGTAATTAATAGACTTGCCTTTCCATCTCTTGACCATGCCAGCATTATCGATATAGACTTCGCCTGTTAATTTCTTTATACGTATGGATATGTTGTTTTCAAGCCTACCTGTATCATTATGCTTTGAAGCGTTCTTGATGGCTTTGTCTTGCATATCGTGTGTGGCTCTAGCTATGAACTCTTTAGGATACTCGTCCCCTATTTTTTGCAGGTATGCGATGGTCTCTTCTACACCGGTTGTTTTTACGAGCATTCTTCCACCATAAACTCAATAACAGCGGTCTTGAGGTTTTGCACAGTGTCCTCGTCGGTTACTGTCTGTTGCCACTCTGCATAGTTTTCGTGTGCAATATCTATAATGCTGTCTGCC